CTAGCAAATTATATGACCAAACACGGGTTTCCCACGGACCCAGGCACACTTACAGTTCACTATCAGTCTAATGGCAAAAACTATTCTGTAGATTTACTTGTTAGACCAAGGAATTCATGGCCACTACATACACATGATTTTAGTTTAGATCCTGGTATGCGTGGTGGCGATTTATGGAATGAAATTTATCCAGCATTGGCAAAAGTAAGTAGCCAAAAGAAAATTGTTGATCCCAAAACTGGCGAAGAGAAGGGCAACATTCAGTTTAGTCCTGATCATGGATTAGTTGATAGAGAAACTGGTAAGGTTGTTGCTAGCGGTGCTGAAAAAGATAAAATTGCCAAATTCTTAATAGGTCCAGAAGCAACTGCCCGAGATATTTCCAGTTTAACAGGAATTAAAAAAGCATTGGCACGTTATCCAGATAAATGGAACGCAGTTAAACAATTCTATCCGCAGCCAGAACTCGCTGAAGGTACCCGAGAATGGTTTAGATTCATTATGGATAATATATCATGAAATTAAGAGAACTATTTGAAGGTGGTTGGGATACAACCCTAACACAGAATACTGTGTTAAAACCTGCCATTGTAGGCCATGCTCTCAAAGTAGTAGATCAGTTTGTTATAGATTTTAATAAATTTTTACAATCAAAAGGCCTAGGCCCAGTCCAGCGTGGACGCCCAACAGGATCTAGTGCTCACCATGAAGCTGATGTACAAGACGATCCAGAAAAGATTTATGGTGATATTGATCTACAAATGATTGGACCACCTGTTGAAGGCGCAAGTTATGGTCAGTTTACAGCACATTGGAATAAACTTGCCGATGAGTTTGTTAAATCTGGTGGTGCTCCTTATGTAGATACTAGTGAGAGTAAACCCGGACACCCTATTTTTAAAATTGGTGCGAATGATTATGTTCAAATTGACTTCATGTGGCATGAAGACAAGATGAAAGACTGGGGTGCTAGCCGTGTAACTCCTGAGCGTGGAGTTAAAGGTTTGCTAACTGGTAATATGTTCAGCGTGTTAGGTGAATTACTTGACATGAGTATACAACATGCTGGTGTACAATTAAAAGTAATAGATGGAGCACACGTTCCATTTAGTAAACAAAAAGGTACACAAACACTTACAGTAAGTACTAATCCAAAAACATTTATCTATGATACGTTTATGTATCTAGCCAAGCAAGCCGGCGTTACAAAGCCCAGAGTCGATACATTATTAAAACAATCTCCTGGCAACGACATCGCAGATGTTAAGATTAGCAAATTAGTCAATGGTGTAATAGGATTTGCTCGTAGTTGCGAAGCCAACAAAATGTTTGGACAAGGTGCGTTACAGCCTTGGGACAATGCTAGAGATTTCATCCGTGACTTCTGGAGACGTTACGAAGAAAAAGCGCAAATAGACATAGCAGGTAAGAAACGTGACAAAGCACAAACACCACAAGCTATTGCTCGCGCTGAACAAGATAGACAAAAGATACAACAGGGCCTAGATACTGTTAAAGGATATTTCACATTATGATCTTAAGAGAACTTTTTAATTCAAAAAAATTAGTATTACGTGAAGGTATCGACCATCCTGAAGATTTAATCATTTCTAACGGTACAAAAGGTGCTCAACAAGTAGTACAGCAACTTGCCAGTTTACAAAAAAACGCAGATACAGTAACAGTCAAATGGGATGGATTTCCTGCTGTAGTATTTGGCAGAGATAAAACTGGTGAACTTGTGTTTACAGACAAACACATGTATGATAAAGTTGCCAAAGGTAAAATGGATTTTATGACCATTCGTGCCTATGATGAACAACGAGGATCTAACAGAACCAATTTATGGGAACAAGAAGCAATACTACGCCCAGCATTAGAAAGAATTGTGCCATCTGGTAAAGATTTTTACTACATGGGAGATTTGATGTGGACAGGAACACCAACTACTAGCGATGGGTTCTTTGTATTCAAACCCAACACCGTAGAATATCGTGTTTCTATTGAAGGCGAGTTAGGACAAAATATTTCACGCAGTGTTGGTGGTATTGCTGTACACACATATATCCCAGGATTGGGTCAAGGCGATACACCATTGACTGGTTTAAAAGGATTAAAAGAAAATCAAGGAATTACATTTTTAGTTGGCGAGATGCGAGACAAGCCTAAAGTCAGTGTTGATCCTGCTTTAGTAAAACGAACACAACAAATTATCGCATCTCACGGTCCTGCTGTGGATAAATTTATTGCCGCCTTAACTGAAATGAAAGGTAAGAGTGTTATTACCGCAATGGGTCCTTTCATTACCAGTATGTTAGCAGATAACGATATCAGTAATGATATTGTGCCACGTTTTTTAGAATTCTTAAAAGGTCGATTAACGCCGGCGGCTGCTGAAAAAATGTTAGGCAAACAACAGGATGGATGGTTGTACCAAGAAGATGGCGGAGGTCCTGGATTGTTAGGCATTTGGACAATGTGGGCTGCAGTTACTGAACTTAAACTACATATTAAAGAACAAATCGACACACAGCAACAAGGCAGCGAAGTTATTGCTGTCACTGACGGTGTCAATGCTCATGAAGGATATGTGTTTGGTGGTGGTAAAGACAAACTTAAACTAATTGATCGTTTAGGCTTTAGTCGTGCTAACTTTGCCAAACACAAAGTTGATCCTACAGAAATTGAAGCCAAAAAGAATGGCCCAATGGCGGCATTTTGTTTTGGACGTATGAATCCCCCAACACTAGGACACAAACTAGTAATGGAAAAAACCATTTCAGTTGGTGGAGCCAATAGTTTTATCTTTTTAAGTAACAGTGCTGGCACTGAAGATGATCCGTTGAACCCGGCAGTTAAGGCAGCATTTATTAAACAAATTTACCCTGCGTTTGCTAAACATATTGTCAGTGATCCGGTACAAGGTCCTATATATGCGGCAAACTGGTTGTATGATAAAGGCTTCCGTAATATGACATTTATTGGTGGTAGTGATCGGTTAGGTAAAGGTGCTGGAAGTATTGAAAAATTATTAAACAGTTGGAACAGTGGACCAGTACGTACAACTGATAATGCCCGCGGCCCTAATGGTCGTGAATACGTTCATTTACAATTTGTAAGTAGTGGCGAACGAGATGCCGATGCTCCTGGAGTACAGGGCATTAGTGGAAGTCTAGCCCGTAAATACGCAAAAGAAGGCAACGAACAAGGGTTCCAGCAAGCAACTGGAGTAAATGCTAATATCAAGGTTAATGGTAAAACATTATACCAAGCAACAAGGGAAGGTATGGGAATACGAGATCAAAATGTGGCGGAAGGCTGGAAAGAAAAAGTCGGTGCAGCCGCTTTGGCAGGTGCCATGGCAACTGGTGCCGGTGCCAAGACTCCAAAAGTTCCACTACAACATGCAATCGATAATGCAACCATTGTATATAATAACAACAAGTTTATTAAAAAAGAAATTAAAAAATACAAAGAAAAAGAAGGTGAAAAGCGTAAGGCTGCTCCACCCAAAGAGCAAGGTGTGAATGAAAAGATGATGCCAGCAAGCATGTTCGCAGGATCAAAGAAGAATAAATTAGGTTCAGCAGGACAATGGAAGAATACTGGCCCAAGTAAGAATCGTCCAGCACGCCAAGGTGATCTAGTTGGTGGTGCTGAAGAAAGTTATGACGGCGGAAGTTATGCCATCAACAAACCAGGTTATGATGGTGAATCTAATTATACAGCACAGCCTAACTGGCGTGGACATAATATCGGCGAAGGCAAACAAGTTCCGTTAAGTGAAGATGTTGAAACAGCCATGGCTAATGCTATGTTTAAATTGTTTGAAAGAGCCGTAAAATGAAGCAATATAGAATTACTTCTGAAAACAGTCAGGCTATAGACAGTGGTGATGATTGTGTATTACCCGCAAATGATTACGCACATGAATTAAAACGACTACAATATTTAGGCGGTTTAGGTGGAGAAGCAAGGCTTCAAGAATACCGTGCTCATCAAAATGCGGTAAATAAAGGAAGTAATATTTCAGTAACAGGGATGGAAAAGGCCCAACTGATGAAGGACAATAATATTAAACCAGGGACTCCAGAATGGTTTCAACTTTGGTTTAGTAGACCTTATTTGACACACGAGAAGCCAGTAGGAAAGAAATAATGGATAAGTTAAAAGATTTTGCCCGAATAGCATTTGCTAGTGAATTTAGTTTTTATATTAAGACCCATTCATTTCATTGGAATGTAGAAGGGCAAGATTTCTACGAATATCACAAGTTATTTGAAGTCATTTATAC